TCCAAACAGTTGGCTTGTGGCGATAAGTCTCATTGTGACGGCGCCGTCACAATGAGACTTATCGCCACAAGCCAACTGTTTGGAATAATATCCCTAACCTAAGAACGATTGCTAACCACAGTTTACAGTGGGATCATGCAAATGCTACCGAAAGGTATAATGCTTACTCTCGTCAATCTGATCACGTTTTACATAGTTACTTCAGTGATGCTAATAACGCTGAGATGAAGTATGTACAAACAGATAACTGGCCTGCCTCTGGATATACTGAGTCAGAATGGCGTGGTATTCCTGTTATGTGTGATAACGAAAAAATTGTTTGGATGCAGATGCTTCCACACCACGGTTTCTGGGCTTGCAGATGGAATGCAGATGGAAGTTTTGAAGGAAGAATATTCAACTTAAGTTGGACTACTTCATACGGTCAAGAACAAGGACAGAGATTTGGTATCAGATGGCAAGTAACAAGTGATGGTAAATACATCTACGGTTATTGTGCTTCATACCATTATGGTTCTGGTATCATGGGATGCTGTGTAAGGGTCTCTGATGGTAAGATGCTATATGAGCATCAGAATGACAGTACCTATGGATTCCATCTATGTCCAAGAGGTAAATCAGATTGGTTCTGTTCTAGATCTGTAAACAGTGATGGTGGTTCTGGTCTGTATCATATCTGCCATGACAATAAGAGAAGATTTGCACAGGAAGGAGATACTGGACATTTACATAGTCATACCAGTTGGTTGACTCAGATGATTGATACTGCATACTACAGTACATCATATCCAGGTATCGTTCCAATGATGTATAACACATCATTATTCAATGATACAACTGGTGCTGGTCTAAGTATGGAAGACTATGACACTATTCATGGTTAATAAATAACTCATTATATTAAATAACAATCTTTAGGAAAAACAATGGCAAAAGTAGTATTTCAGATAGATCCACCTCAAATTTTACATACATTTAGGGTGGATCCTGGTCCAGATTACAAGTATAGTATTGATGAAACAGATCAAGATAACTATACTGTGGTTGATAGTGATGTTGATGAAACAGTAGTTCACTTTAGTAACTTGAAGCTTAGTGCTGATAAGACTAAAGTTGAAGTAATAGATTCATCAAAAACTTACGAAGAATCTAAGGCTGCATTCATTGCTGCTATGGATGCAAAAGAGATTGCTGCTATTAAATTAGATCATGCTGATAACATTAGAGGTTACTGTGCAAACAAGTTACAAGATCTAGAATGGAAGTGGCAACGAGCACAAGAGCAAGATCTTATCAATGGTAACAATGTTGCGAAGACAGCAGTTGCTTCTGAGAAGCAAGCTATTAGAGATGCTAACAATGCACATCAAACTGCAATGGAGGCGTTAACAACTTTAGCTGAACTCAAAGCTTTTGATCCAAAAGACTTCTAAATCATTTATTAACTAAAGATTTATAAATACCCCTAGGAAACACTAGGGGTATTTTTTATGGCTGAACCCACCACTAGGACAGAACTAAAAGATTACTGTCTAAGGAAGTTAGGGTTCCCCGTACTGGAAGTTAATGTAGATGACGACCAGATAGAGGACTCAATTGATGATGCGTTGCAGTATTACCGTATGCGTCACTATGATGGTGTAGAGCTTGCATACATGAAGCATGTCTTGACCACAGAGGACATGACAAGATTTCAAACTTCAGATACTGTAACAACTATAGGTACTGCTCCTAATACTACAGAATGGAAAACAAGAGATAAGTATCTTGAACTTCCTGCTGATGTTGTTGGTGTTACTAAGGTATTTGGTCTTGCTAGTAATGCTGTAAGGAATAACCTATTTGGTATTGAGTATCAGATCTTCTTGAATGACTTGTATGCTGTAGGTTCTCTTGACTTCCTTAACTATTATATGGTTAAGACTTGGATGGAGACTATGGACATGGTACTTAACAATGGTGCTTTTGTTCAGTTCAGATTTAATATGAGACAGGATAGATTATATCTTGATGTTGGTGAGGATATGATGAATGAAGATGTTCATGTTATTGTTGAATGTCATAGAGCAATAGATCCTGAAAGCTTTGGACAGGTTTACAGTGATGTCTTCCTTAAAAAATATACTACTGCTCTTATCAAAAGACAGTGGGGTCAGAACTTAATTAAGTTTAATGGTGTACAACTTCCAGGTGGAGTTGCCATTAATGGTAGAGAAATCTTTGAAGATGCACAAAAAGAAATTGCTGAGATAGAAGATGCATCAGCAAGCACATACGAGTTACCACCATTTGACATGATCGGATGAAAAAAGTATACTTTCCTCAAAACGGTGGTGTTGCCACCGAACAGAATCTTGTACAGGACTTGGTTGATGAACAAATCAAGTTGTTTGGTACTGATGTGTTTTATATTCCTAGGGTACATCTTAAAGATAAATCTCTTGGGGAAGTAATACAATCTGAATTTAATCAGAGTTATATGATAGAAATGTTCCTTGTGAACGTAGAAGGATTTGGTGCTGGTAGTGAGTTCGTAAGTAAGTTTGGTTTAAGGATAACTGATGAGATAACCTTTGTTGTATCAAGGAGAAGGTGGGAACAGTCTGCTAATCCAGCATTGAATCTTGCTATTGATAGCAGACCAAATGAAGGAGATCTAATTTATTATCCGATGACAGAGGATCTCTATGAGATTAAGTATGTTGAACGAGAGTATCCTTTCTTTCAGTTAGGTAAACAGTATTTCTATCAACTCACTGCTGAGATCTACGAGCAGGGTGCTGATAAGTTTGACACAGGTATTGACGAGGTTGATGATATTGAAAGGCAGTTTAGTAACATTACTACCCTTAATCTCACACCTTCTACCAGAGTTAACGCAACAGGAACTGTTACAGTTGATTCAAGTGGTGCTATTACAGCAGCAACTGTAGACCTTGCTGGTACTGGGTATAGTACAGCACCTAGTGTTACTATCAATGGTGGGGTGAATGCTTCTGGTGGTATTATTGAATCTTCAATTGCTGATGGTGGTGTTGTTACTCTTACTGTAATTAATGGTGGTACTGGATTCCAATCTGATCCTACTCACGCAGAATTCCCAACTATTACTATTGATGCACCACCATTAGATGTTCAGTTTGTTAATGATGAGCATGTAGTAATAGGTGGATTTGTACAGCAAGGAGGAGGTAGGTCTTGGAGTTCTGCTGATAAGGTAGCAACTGTTACTGCACTTGGTGGATTTGATCCTACCTTTGCTACTACTACACAGAAGAAATATTTCTATTGGAAGTTTGAAGATAGTCGTTTAAATTATGTCTATACATTTAATGGAACCAGTGCTACTACTGTACCTGGATATTTTTATTATGACGAAACGAATTTGAAATATATTATTAACACCTATGAAGATACAACTACTAGTGGTGCTCAAGCAGTATTCTATGATCTAGATAGTGCTACACTCGCTGAAGTAGCAGATTGGAATGGTGTTACATATACTCTTGAAGTCATGAACCGCACAGGTAACTTCATTGATGGAGACACCATTAGAGGGGTTGAATCTAATGCCCTATATACATTAGGAGATTTCTCAACTATTGATAATCAGAGCACTGAATACGATCAGAATGCTGCAATTGAAGAAGGTGCTGATGATATAGTAGACTGGGGTGAAGTGAATCCCTTTGGTGAATTTGGTAATTATACAGGTAGCTTCTAATGTTAGGAACACAATTTTATAACGAAGCAGTTAGAAAGACTGTTATTGGATTTGGTACTCTCTTCAATAATATTGAATTGAAGAAGACTGTAGATGGACAGGTGCTTGAGGTTGAAAAGGTTCCTCTAGCGTATGGTCCCAAGCAAAAGTTTTTATATAGGTTAGAAGGTAACCCTGTTGATGGTAGGAAGGTTGCTATTACCTTACCAAGGATTTACTTTGAGATGACTGGTATTGAATATGATGCTGCAAGAAAAACTCCATCTATACAAAAATATAAAAAAGCAGTACCTGTAGAGGGTAGTGAAGAGAATGCAAAAGCAGTATTATCACAGTACGTACCTGTACCATATAATATATCATTTGAGGTTGGTATACTTGCTAAATCGCAGGACGATGGATTGCAGATACTAGAACAAATATTACCATTCTTCCAGCCATCATT